GTAACCCTTGAAATTACTACTATCATCATTTTAAGGCCATTTTTAGGCACTTAAAAAGGCTAAATGACCAAAAGCACCTATAAAGGCATAACAACGCGTAAAACAACGATAAAAACGCTAAAAAGCGGTATTATATAAGGTATTTTACTGCCATAAAATAACAAGGATAATACTGCTTAATTAGCTAATATAGACAAACTCAAACAATTGACGGTGTAACCCTTGAAATTACTACTATCATCATTTTAAGGCCATTTTTAGGCACTTAAAAAGGCTAAATGACCAAAAGCACCTATAAAGGCATAACAACGCGTAAAACAACGATAAAAACGCTAAAAAGCGGTATTATATAAGGTATTTTACTGCCATAAAATAACAAGGATAATACTGCTTTTTAGTTTATTTATTTTTAATCCTGCTTAAAATAAGGGTTCTAGCTTAATATACCTGTTAGAACCCTTATATTTATTAGATTATAATGCTTTTTTGCCATCAAATGCTTGTGCTGTAGGACTTTGAGCATTATCATTAAAAAAATATAGTTTTGGATAAGTATAAGGAGCTATATTTTTAAGGATGAAAAAAAATGGTAAAAAAAGAAATTAAAAATATTAGAGTTTACAAAGTGAATAATAATAAATACTTATTATTAAGAGATCTAGTAGAAATTTTGAATATAAATTTTGTTACTGCTAGAAAAAAAGTATTAAAAAACCATAAAAATATAGATTTAAATATAATTAGTATGAAAAAAGGCAGTGATCAAATTAGGTTATTTTCAGCAATTAGACTATGTGATATAAAGGCTTTTTTATACTATGTAAGTTATACATATGACGAATATACTGGATATATGAAAATATTGAAATTAAAAGGGGTTTTTGATGAGAAATGAGAATTATATTACTTTTGAAGAAATACCCGCTAATTTAAAGAAAAATTCTAATGATATAATATATCAATATAAGCGTTATTTAAGCATTATTAATGAGCCTATTAAATATAATGAAAAAAAAGAGATATTATTTAACCTTATTTTATTAGAAAATGTATTAAAAAAGAAACTTGATTTTAATATTTTTTTAAGTAAAAAGGAGTTTTCAAAATGAAATTGAATAAAATTATTACAAAATTAGATGAGATAAGCGAAAATGTTACTGATTTAAATGATACTATTATGCAACAAAAAAAAGTGATTGAAAATGCTATTTATTGTCTTGAGGCCAAGAAAAATAAGAGAACTGTTGACCTAATGGAAGCAATAAATGAAAATACTCTTATGTTGGTTGAGATGAATAACACTTTAACAAGCGTCATTGATGATTTACAAAAAATAGTGGAAACAATAGGAGAAGAACGGAGCCTTGAAATTAGTATCAATCGAGATAATAAAGCATATGATCCTGATTTTTTTAAGCCTGCTGATGAATTTGCTTTTGCGTGTTTGAATGGTATAGATGGCAATGCTGGAGAGAATGAAGATGATGAAGATGATGAAGATAATGACGAAGAGAGTAAATTAGGTTGTAATTTTGATACTGATATATACGGCGATTTTGATGATAGAGATAATTATTAAAATATTTTTTTATTCCGCTTAAACATTGACTTACAAGCAAAAAAATGATAAAATGATGCTTGTAAGTCTTCTATAATAAGCATTATAACATTTTTTTAGGTTGTAATGCTTATTATATAAGACTTACGATCATAATTGTAAAAAAAGTACATTTTTAAGAGTATAAGGCAAGTTTAAAAGTTTAATTTATTTTAAACTATACCCTGCCAAATAGGATAAAATGGATTAAGCTATTTTGGGAGTTTTAAAATGATACAAGAAATTAATATTGAAAAACTTGATGAAGTTCAAAAGAGCTTTAAGAGACAACAAGAAGAAGAGCTAAAAGAAATTAATAAAAAGAAAAAAAATGATGATTTTTCTTTTATGCCTTTAGATAAGAAATATACTTCAAAAGAATTGTTAGACTTTGCTATTAATGGTAAAATGAGTTCTCTAGGTATACAAGAAGTAACTTATCTTATTTTGAATGATTTTAATGATATTACTTTAAAAGATTTTGATGATGAATTATTAGATATTTTCTTGCGGGGTTTATCTTATTTTGTTGATTTAAATGAGAATTTACCACCGGTAGAAAATCGTAGAGGTTATTGGAATAAAGACGAAAAAGATTTTATAATAGCTGAAACAATTAATTTATTTGATCGTTCTAATTTAGTAACGACTTATAATTATCCAAAAGTGTATGATAACGGTTGGTTTTTTTATCATAGTATTTTTACTAAAACGATAAAAGAAAAACCTTATGATATAAAATGTACTAAAGATAATAAAATAGCATCAAGATTGTTTGTTGAGTATCTTGCTTTATGTTTTAAAGTTATGAGTGATTATTTGCCTATTGATAAAAAAGAATATGATATTGCTTACGGTTTACATATTAGACCAGACTATGAAGATCAAGACGAAAATACAATTGATAGAAAAAGATCAAGATTTTTTTTATCTGCTCCTTATAAATTAAACAACCCGTTAAGAAATAAATTAAATAATAATAAATATACTACAAGAGAATTAAATTATATTAAGGGTTTAAAAATGGGAAAAAAAATAATATCAAAAATGACAATAGAACAATTAAAAGAAAATGAAAATAACATTGTTGGACTTGATAAAACTGATATAATTAAGCCAGAAATAGAAGAAAATCTAATATTAACTAATGAAGAAGACAATCAAGTATTAGAAAATATTAAAAAATTAAATAATGGAACACTAGAAGCGACTAATGAAGTTGTAAAAATGCAAGAAGAAAATGGATTTAATTTTGACGAAGAAGATGAGGACGAAAAAGAAGAAATTGAAAAAACTGAAGAGTATAATTTTAATGAAGAAAATGAACCGGATGAAGAAACTGAAGATGAAATTGAAGATTATTTTGATGAAGAAGAAATTGAAGAAAAACAAGAGATTGCACCAATAATTGAAGAAAAACAAGAGATTGCACCAATAATTGAAGAAAAACAAGAGATTGCACTAATAATTGACAATTTAAATGCAAAAGATAAAAAAACAATAAAAGAAAAAGCTACAGAATTAAATTTACCCGTTAGTAAAAGATTATCAGATAAACAATATATTGAATTAGTAAAAGAGATTTTAAAAATAGATAATTCCTTTTCTTTCAAAGAAAAAGAGGTTAAAAAAATGACTAAAAAAACAACTAAATCAGTCATAGAACAACCTAAATCAGTCGTAGAACAACCTAAAATTGAAGTTAAAGACAACTATAATGATTTTTCTGTTTTAATGAATGAAATTAATAAATTAAAAGCTGAAAATGAAATTTTAAAAAGTGATTTTAACAAAAGAGATGCAACAAAAACCGCTGAAATAGAAGCACTTAAAAAGATGGTTTTAGATTGTGTAGATTTAGTACATAGTTATAAAGATGAATTAATAAAAATAGGTAAATTAGTAGTAGAACAACCTAAATCAGTCGTAGAACAACCTAAATCAGTTGTAGAACAACTTAAATCAGTCGTAGAACAACCTAAATTAGTAGTAGAACAACCTAAATCAGTCGTAGAACAACCTAAACCAATATTAACTACAAGACCTCACGATTTTGAAGATTTTGCTTTACCTGAAGAAGATGAAGAAAAATATGAGGAATATGATGAAGAAGAAAAAATTGATAAAATTCCTTTAAAAAAATCTAGTAATATATGCGAAGTTATTAAAAAAATAAAAAGCGATAAAGCGAAAAAGAGCAGTTTAGAAGTGAAAAAAGAGCCTAATGATATAAAACCACAACAAAACAACCTAAACCCTGTAAATGAGCTAAAAACTAGTGTAAAACAGCAAGAAAATGATAATCAGGGAACTGTTGTAGAAAAACCTAAAAAAGAAAAACCAAAATTTACAGAAGAACAAATACAAGCCTTAATACGCAACACTAAACTTGGTAAACTTACACAAAAAAAAACAAACTAGAACCAAAAAATAATAATTCGTATTTTCTTCAACAAAGTGAATTACAAGAATTATTTGAGAAAAACTATAAAGAAGGAGATACGAATTTAGTTTTAATAAAAGAAATAACTACAGAAGAACTAATAACAGAAGAAGAAGATAAGAAAATAGAATTTTGTTTATATACTAATATAAGAAAAATAGAAAAAGATAATTTTACTATATCTGATTGTATTAATAGAAAAGAGAGATTAAAAAGAGTTAAATCATTGAAAAATAGAGATATACCTAAAAAATATATTGCTAATAATCTAATAGAAAAAGAAGAAGAAAAAAGTACTTTTCAACAAGTTTTGAGTATAAAATACGGTAAATTTAGAATAAGATTAATTGATAGATTTAGACTACCGCAGTTTGTAGAAGCATTAAAAAATAAAGAAACAAAATTTAAAATATATATTAAAAAATTTAATTCAGGCAATAATAATACTTTTAATTATTTAACTGTATTATCTTTATAAAGGGAGTTATATTATGAATACTAAAAGACTAGAAGTAAAACAAGAAAAAGAACAATTACATAAAATTTATTTACCTACTGCTTATATTGAACAAAATACCGGTGATTTTAAAGTAAAATTTAACAATGAAGTTATTGTATTCAATAAAGATACAAAAATTTGCTTGGTTTCCCATCGCGACAGCGTACAAGTATTTGGAACAGATGCAAAATATACAAGTGCTATTAAAGGATTAGATGAAAACTATGAAACATTATGCAAAAAACCTAAAGCAGTATTAGGAAAAACAGTTGTAGCATTAGTAAGTCATAAATTTGAAACTGAAGACAGAGAAATTACCCTATTCGTTCAAATTCATTTGTTTGGTATTAAAGGCGACTATCTTTACAATTTACTTGCAAAAACTCACCTTGATTTAATTACTGATGCTAATGGTGAACTAACTGCTAATTTTACCTATGCTAAAATAGGGTTGAACAATCATAAATGTAATATGAGAGTTACTAAAAAAGGTTATAAAGTTTACGCATCTAGCTTGTATAAACAAGCAACATACTATGAAGAAAAAGGACATTGTGATATGTTTGCTGATATACTTACTGCTTTATCCGATCCAGAATTTGAATATGCTGTTAACCGTTTTTGTGAAAATAACGAATAATAAAAATGACTATAAATAAAAATATTTGACTGGCCATCAAATGCTTTTATTTATAGTCAAAATAGGTATTACTTTAAAAAGAGAAAAATATGAGCAAAAAATTAACAAAAAAAGAAATGTCCAAATTAGATATTTCCTTGCGGGATTTAGCTTATTTAGTTGATTTAGAAGAATATAAAAAAGATGTAGAAAGATTAAGATGTGTTATTACTACAGTTTACTATAATTATGCTGATAATACTGAAGATAATTATTTAAATATCTGTGATATTTTAATAAAGAAAGTTATAGAAGAAAATCTCTTTAAAAATCAAGAGGCACAAGAAGTTGCTAATATAATAGATAAATTGGTGGTAGAATTTAATTTTTTTTAACATCAAATACTTTATTCTTGTAGCTGGTGTTATCTCTTGGCAGGGAGATAATACTAGCTTTTTTTAGGTTTTACTTTAAAATAAAGGGAAAAATATGAGTAAAAAAACAACAAAAAAAGAAATGTCCCAAGAAGAATATAAAGAATATGAAGAAGATATTACGAGATTAAGCTGTATTACTTTTGAAATTTTAGAAAAAAATAATGATTATATTAAAGATGATTGTTTAATTAATATTTTAATAAAGAAAATAATAGAAGAAAATCTATTTGAAAATCAAGATCCACAAGTAGTTGCTGATGCAATAAGTGATTTGGTGCTTGGTTTAAAAAAAATTGAAAATGGGGAAAAAGTTGATATTAAAGATAAAGAAGAATTCAAAAAGAAAAAAATAGAATATATAGAACCAATTGAGGCTATTAAATTAGCTTATCGCGATATTAATTTAATGTATGAAGTATTATCAGATAACATAATAATTTTAGAGCAAAATGATAATATAAAACTAGATAGAGATGGTTTATCAAATTTGTCTTCTAAAGTAGCTATTTCCGCATTAGAAAACGACAGAAGTATAGTATGGGGTACTAGTGATCGTTGTAAGGATCTAGCTGGTGCTATTAGAACGCTAGCACGCTATACGGATAACATAATAGAGACCTTGAATATATGTAGATCAATTTACTATAAATATAATGGAGATATGAAAGATATAAGAAGTGTAGAATTAATAAACAAATTAAGAGAAAAAGCTGAACAAAAAAATATCAAACTAAAAGAAAATATTTTTGATGATTTTTTTAGTAGATTACCTATAAATCATAATATTGATAACATAAAAGATCATATTAAAAGCTGGTTTTTAAGCACTATTTCAGTTAATTTCAATCAAACTTTTTTAAATAATGAAGTAAAAAGAGAGAAATTTTGCACACCTATAGAATATAATAAAGCATTACAACAACTAGAAAATATATTAATAATCGTAGGAGATAAATCTATGAGAAAATCAACGCTAGTAAACCATTTGATGGCAGGATTAGATTACATAGCCAAGACAACTATATGCCCTAATAATTTTACTAGTGTTTTATCAGTTGACTTTAATAAAAATGATGACAATGCTACAAGAATAATGTCAAAATCAGGTATTATTTTTAATGATGAACTTGAGCCGATTAATAACGAAATAAAAGAAAGATATTTTAAAAATTTCGTGTCTAAATTAGAAGTTTCTCACAGGCCTTTATATAGCGAGGCTATTGAGAAAAGAGGTAGAAGAGCTGGATTTATATCAACAACTAATGATAGACTACTATTACACGGTGAGGCAACTAGAAAAAGAGCCGTAATAATTGAATTTATTGAGCCGGTTGATAGTGATTTTCTTTATTTATTAAGTGATCCTGATTGTGGTTATTTATATGTAGGTGCTTTATGGGGTTATTTTGTTGATCTTTATATTGAAGAATATCAAGATAAATCAAAAAAAACAATAACTAAAGAGATGCAAACAAGCCTTGAAAATAATAATTTTAAATATGATGCGGCTGATCCTATTACTACTTTTATTCAAGAGAAACTTGTAAAAAGAAGTGAATTAAATTCATTAATAGAAGACGAGGATTATTTTTATATAACAGGTTATGAAGTTTCTGATGTGATGAAAAGAGTATATGCTATTATAAAAGAAAATCATCCAGGAGCAAAAGAGGAGTATATAGATAAAAATTTCAGACAATTAATATCAAAAGAAAGTGAGTGGTCTTATTTAAGAAAAGATGCTAAAATAAATAATGTATATAAAATCCCGATAAGAAAAAGAAAAGATTTTGAAATTGAAAATGATTATAAATTAAAGTTAGAAGATGTTTTCAATCAATGTTATAAAGATATATTAGAATATAATAAAAAAGATGATTTTTTTAAATTTATTGCTGAAAAAACCAATAAAAAAATAGAAGATATTGAGATGGAATTTTATAAAAGTAAATTACTAACAAATAGTATTAAAAGGACAAGTAGTAGAAAAGGCACAAGTAGTAGAAAAAGTGGTAATTATTATAAGATTTGTTATAATAAAGAGAAATTTGATAAATTAATAGAGGGTAAAAAAAATGAATAAAATAATAGATTTTATATCAATAAATGATTATGCAAAAGAGCATAATATTGAAATATCAGCGGATGCTAGAGTAATTATTGAACAATTATGTAGTTCTCTAGCACCCGCTAGAAGTTCAGCAATTAAGAAAGATAAAAATGGTCTTCATTTTGAAAAAAAAGTTGTTGCTGAAGTTATGCGGGTTGTTAGGAGTTATTAAAATGAGCTTATTACAATATTTATTTAGTGAGATGAATCAAACTAATGAAAAACCTCAAGTGTATTTAGCTAAAAATAAGAAAAAAGTATTAATTTGTTTACCGTCTGCTAATAGGGATTTAAAAAAAGAAGAAATAAATAATTATTTAAGTATGGAAAAATTACATAAAGGTTATACTGGTGTAGCATATGAGTCATATGAAAAACCGTATGAAAATCAAAATGGTAAATTATATTGGTTTGGTATTGATATAGACACAAAAACAGACGCATCAGCATATATACCTAAAATAATCAAAGATTTAGGGCATATTGCAACGATTAGGACAAGCACAAGTGGTAAAGGGCTACATTTGATAATTAAGCTAAAAAAACCTGTAAATTATGTAAATAATTCAATTTATTCCACTATAAAAGATAAAATAAAAGATATAATAGAAAAATTAAATAATATTGGTATTTCTTCAGATAAAAAAGAAGACACGCATATATGCAAAATCGGAGGCAATTTCTTCCTATTTGGTGGCAAGCAAAGAACGCTATCGGTTGCCAACAAATGCCTTGATTTAGTATTGTCTGATAGTAGTCAATTTTATAATAAACAAAAATCAGATGATAAGGTACTTGAATTATGTAGAATTAGAAAAGAAGTAACGCCTTTTTTTGTTGAATTAATTAATGAAAATATAATAAAAATTATAGGTAATAAAAAAAGTAAAATAAAAAAGGATTATTTTGTAGCTGAAAACAATGTTGATGTATTAACTCCTTGTAATATAGGTAAGGTATTTGATATAATTTGTAAATTAAATCTTATAGCCTGTATGTATCCAGAAAATATTGACAGCGATATGTTAAATGATGATATTAATGGATTTTTAAATATAGAATATGGTCTAATTAATTTATATGAATTTAATAGTGAAAAAATTATATTTAGTATGGAATTATTTAATCAGCAAAGCCAAGTAGACGAACTCAATTCAATGGTAAAAAAAATAAAAAAAATAAAAAAATAAAAAAAATAATTTTTTTAAAAAAAATACTTGCATTTTTAAAAATAATGTCGTATAATATATTCATAAGGGTCGATTAATAAATAACAACAATTTTTTAAGGGTAAACAATGAAAAAATTCAGTTATACAATGTATAACACTTATAAACATTGTCCTTTACTTTATAAACGCCGTTATCTTGATAATGGCGGAGTTGGTGCGGTTAAAAATGTTAGAACTGCAAACGGTATTAAAATACACAATCAAATAAATAATTGTGCTTATGACTCACTTTTAGACGGTGTGGTTAATGGACAAAAAAACATTAAAGTAGATACTTTTAATTTTCAAGAAAAAGAAGAAAAAAAAGTACCTAAAACCATTCAAAAACCACAACAAGAATTTATAGAAAAAGATGAAAATGAGTGGTACAATATAAAGAAAATATACACAAGTAAAAATGACTTAAAAATAATATATTTAGAGCAATATATTAACTATGATACTGATATTGTGAGACTTGTTGGTATACTTGATTATATGTGCCTTGTAAAGGATCATTTAAAATTTTCTAGTAGAGAAAGTTTAGTTAAGTCTAGGACTAAAAGTTGCGAGATTGTAGACTGGAAAACTGGATCAACTTCTTCAGCTTATCACCAATTAAATTTTTATGCTATGCTTGTGTTAAATAGAATACCTGAACTTAAAGAAGTAAAAACAAGCGTAGGTAAGATAACTACTGAAGTTGAGGTAATGAATGTAGAATTTGAAAAAGAGAGAATAATAAGAAGAAGTGATTTAGGATGTATAGAAAAAGAAATAATGGGAGTAGTTCACCGGGCTATGACAGACACAACATTTAAAAAAAGTACCTCATATTTATGCAATTATTGTGATTTTCCTTGTCGTGAGGGTCTTGAATATAAAGAAATAAAAAGAAATTCATATATCTAAAAAAGAACCCGCCTAAAAAGCGGGTTAAAAAAAATAACAACTAGATTGACAAAAATGACAAGAATAGGACAAAAAAAGTCATAATATGACAAAAATTGTCCTATTTTATCATATTAGAAAAATAAAGAACCTTGATTTATAAGGCGTTTAGAGTTTGGCACACTAATTGCTTATAATATAACATAACAAAAAAACATTTTAAAATAGTCAACTTTTTAAGGTATAAAAAAATGATTTCAATTAATAAAAAAGCCGTATTACACCAAGATAATTTAACCCCTTATCAAAATTACATTAATACACACGAGACCCCTGATTTTAATGAAAGAACAAGTTTTGTAAGCTATACAAATGAGAGTACTGGCTCTGTTTTTTCAAGCACTTTAGAGGTACATTTAAATAATCTTTCAGAAGCAAAATTTTATAAACCTGATTATAAAAAAGATGTGGAAATTTTTAAGCACGCTTGCTCAATTGAAAAATTAGAAACACTTCATAAAATTCACCCTAAAGATGAAGATATTAAATTGGCTTTGTTTTCTTCTATCGACGCTAAAAACGCATTAGTTGCAGAAAGAAAATATTATTATAATATTAAAAAAGAATATAGAGAAAACAACCCTACAAAAGCATTGCAAAAATTGCATTATTATGACATTTTAGTAGACAATTTAACAATATCTGAAGTTTTAGCCAGAATTAACATTTTAGAAAAAAGAATAAATGATTTAACAAAAGGTACTGAATATTATCACACAAAAGACAAAATAAATAGTGTTCCTCATAATGTAGAAAAAATAAACACTAAAAAATTAACCTCACGAGAAAAATTAATAAATAGATTGATTGAAGTTTATAGTATTCCTGACAAAGATTATGGATTAGTATGCTTATCTCAAAACCTCGTAGAATGGGTAAACTACAACGATTACAAAGAATATGATGAATATTATGATAAAGAAGATGCTTTTGGTTTTGTTGATAGTGATTTAACCCCTATATATGTACCTGATTATAGCGTTGAAGATATTGAATATTATGAAGTCGAAGATACTGACTTAACTCCTGAAAAACCTACTTTTAATAATGGCTCAAAATATGAACAAGAATATTGCGAAACTTATTTAAATAAAAGTATTGAAAAATTAGAAAAAGATGCTTTAATTGTAATTGAAAAAGTAAAAAAAGAAGAGAAAAAAGGTGATAAATGGAGACTTCAAGATATTTTAAGAAAAATGATTGAAGATTTAGATAAATTAGAAAAAACTTATTTAGCTGAAGAATATGTCTATAAAATGGATATGCACAACAAAATAAATGGTTTATACTATAAATTGTATAATGGTTCAAGGTATTAATTGCCATCAAATGGTATATCTTATTGACATAATTTGGCAGGGTTATGTTAATTTAGATATGCCATTGTGATCACCGGAAAGGCACTTTTTAGCGTGATGGCTTATTTTTAAGTGTGTTTATATACTAATCTAAATTTTAACACTTATTTAAGGGATTTTAAATGTTTCATCCTATAATTGAAATAAAAGAAAAGGAAGCAAAGTTTTTTAATAAAGAGGGTTTTGTTCCTAGTGGGTCTTATATAGTAGTTTCCACTCAAAAAGTATATGAAAATGTAAAAGAGATGTTTTTTCGTGTATTATCTAATAACGATAAAGATAAAGGCATAATACACGCTATGATAGGCCATAGTTACTATGCTTTATTGCCTAATTATGAATATATTTACAGATATTTTAATGGTATGGATTATATTGTTAATGAGGAGCTGGATGGCAAACATAATAGTTACCTTTTAACTAAAATTATTGAGAAAATTAATGTAAGAGAATGGCAAAAAAATGTAGTTAATCAGATAAAAAACCAATTAGATAAAGGCTTAAAGTATAAAAAAGGTTTAAATATTCCAGTAGGAGCTGGAAAAACATTATTAGCGTTAATATTATGCGAATATGCAAAAAGAACTAATAAATCTTGTTTATTTTTAACTGAAAAGCACTTAATTAAAACCGTACAAGAAGAGGCAAAAAATTGGTCTTTGGCTTTACCTACAACACTAATAAATTACGACAATGTAAAAATTAAAAAAACTATAGTTGGGAATAATTATGATATTATAATAGTCGATGAGTGTTTAAAATTTAAATCAGGCGGTAATCAAATATTTAAAAGATTAAGAGAAATTTGCGATAAAGCTGACATTGTAATATGTTGCACCGGTACAGTTACCTCCGGCCGTGATATAGCTGACTTATCTTGGTTAAATTTATTAGGTGATATTGTTCCTAATCACTTTGATATTTGGGCGTTTATGTTTGGTATTAATACAGTATTGAAAAGATATAAAACGGATGTTTTTGCTCGAAATAAATTCACTAACCGAAGAGAATTAAAAGAGTGTATTATACCAAAGATAGAATTTGATGGCTGGAAGTGGAACAATATTATTGATTTATTAAAGCCTTATTTATATAGCCCTATTATAAAAGATATTGCGTTACCTGAATTAATAGAAGAAAAAGTATTTTTCAGTAAGCCACAATATTATGGAGCAGTAAGGGCAGGTAATTTGGGGGTTCCTGCAGGTAGTAATTATTATCAACTATTAGAAGCAACAAGCGGTTTTGTAAGCACTCCAGATAAAAAAATAATACCATTAGAACCAGAAAAAACCGCTAAAATGGTTTGGATTTTGAACTGGTTAGACGCTAATCCAAATAAGCAATTAATTGTTTTTAGCTTTTATGTTTATGAACAAGAATTATTAATAAAATATTTTAAGAAAAATAATATTAGTTTTTGTTTAAATACTTGTAAGAAAAAAGAGTCAGAAAAATTCATTGAAAAAAAAGCAAGAGTTCTTATATGCTCATCTCAAATGACTGAAGGTCTTAACCTACAAAAAAATTGTGATACTTGCGTATTTTTAAGCTATTCTTCTCACCCTGTCAAAATGGCACAGGGCATTGGTCGTATTAAAAGACAAGGGCAAAAATCTCCATTAGTTAGGGTATATCATTTATTATGCAACGACACTGAAGATTTAAGAATGTTACTAAAAATTGAAAAACACCTTGAACATTTGACGGCATTAAATGAAAAATCAGCCATATAATATTTATATTTTATTTAGCATAATTTGGCAGGGTTATGCTACTTGAAATATACTATTGTAGTGAGCGGAAAGGCACTTTTTAGCGTGATGAGCTTGTTTAAGCTAGTTTTGTATTAAAGACATATTTTAAGGGTTTATATTATGAAAAATTTAAAAGTGGTTATGCTTGATATTGAAAGCGTTGGGTTAAAAGGCGATATTGTTTCAATACAAGTATCATATCAGTATATGAAAAAAGAGCATTTATTTATTATTCCGGATGATGAAAAAAGACCAGAATATTTACAATTTTTAAGCGATTTAGATAATGAAAATTTATGCTTTATTGGTTTTAATATTGCTTTTGATTTATGGAAATTATATGGTCATTTAAAGAGAAAAACGCCCTTTAAATGTCAGACTATGGATCTTATGTTTCACTTAAAGGATAGTAAAACATTAGCTGGTATTTTAACAGCTGGAAAATCGTTGCTACAGTTTAAGGCTATACCTGAAGAAATACTTGAAGAGCTTAAAAAAGAATTAACTATTTTAATAAAAGAAACAATACCATCAAATGTTGTGCTTAAAGTACACGAGTCAAGTTTTTCAAAGGTTCTTTTTGAAAAAAATAAGAAGAAAAAAAGCACAAAATTTCACGATTTAATTTTTGAAACTGATATGAATAGAAGATTAAAAACTGTATGCTCTATATTATTTCGAGGTAAAAAGATATACAGTGGTCAAGATGCTTTAATGCTAAAGGATTACAAAGAAGATAAAGAACACTTTTTTATTACTGAAAAAGAAAAACCCGCACACGATGCACAAAAAGAAAAATTATTAAGCAAATTAAGGGATAAAAATAGTAATACTTTTAAGTACTCTATTGATGATGTAAGACTACTTTGGGAACTCAAAAAATGGATAGAAATAGACAGTAATCATACTTTAATTATGAATATAAATGATTGTTGCTCTAATATTATCGCTTTTACTAAATATATAGGTTTTAGTATAGATTTAGAAAAGGCCTTAAAATTACAAGACAAATTTCAGAATAGATTATTAGAAATAAAAAAATTATTACCTATAAAAAATATTAATAGTTCGAAACAAAGAAGAGATCTTTTATTAGTAAATTCTAACATAATATTTGCAGGCGTTATTGATAGCGTTGACAAAGAGAATATAGTAAAATATATACAATTTGATGGCTTATTAACGGAGAGAGGTTTAGAATACGCTAATTTAATGTTAGAAATAGGACAATGTAGCCAAAGATTAAGACAGATTAAAAATATGATAGAAAAATATAATAGTAAAAGAGTTTACCCAGATTTAAGTATAGAAGGGACTGTAACTAATAGAATGTCTGGCAGAGGCGGGTTAAATTTTCAAGGTATACCTAGAGATGGCGAAATAAGAGAATTAATTAAAACAAGTTTTGGTGGTGATTTTTCCAGTTTAGAGATAACATTGGCACACGGTGCAATAGGTGCTTTTAATGACCAATTACGAGCGTACGAAGAGGGTAAAGCACTAGACACCCATACACATACCGCAAGAAATGTTTTTACTGAAGAATGGGCAGAAATTTTTGGAAGTGAAGACAATATTCAAGTATTAATAAAGCAAGTAAATGAATTAAAAAATAATAAAAAAGATAAGAATTACAAGAAATTTAAGGAATTAAGAGGAAAAGGAAAACAAGCTAATTTTATGATGCTATATGGCGGGACTACTAGACTAGGTAAAGAAGTAGCAGAAAAATTTTATAAAACATATCCGGAAATTCAAATTTTTCATAAAAAAATACAAGATGCTTTTATAACATTATGCCCAGAAGATCAAGAACCAAATTGGACAATAGAGGCCATCAAATCTATGTGCGACGGTGTTTGTAATATATTTGGCAGTAAACGCTATATATGTTTTGAAAAAGAAATTTGCGTAAAAATAATGGAAAAAAGTAATAAAATAGCTGAAAATATTCAATTAACTTTACCTGAAGAAACATATATAAAAAGAAATAAGGAAAATCCTCAAACTGTTAACGGTATTGTTAAGAGTATATTATGCGGGAGCTTAACTAACTTACAAAATACATTATGTAGACAATCAATAAATTATCCTATTCAAGCATCAGGGGCTGAATTGTGTAAAAGATTAATGGTATATGTATTTAATACTCATAGAATACCTATGCTTAATATACACGATGAAATAATAGTGCCAGAAGAATACTCGGAAAAATATGAAGAAGTAAATAAAACAATACAAGAATTTATAAAAGCTAATAAAAGTCATACTAGATATTTAGATATGGAATTAGATAAAATGAAAACTTGGGCGGATAAAAAATAATAAAAAAGCCATATTATAGAGCTAAATACTCTATAATATGGCTTTTTTTATTGCTTATCATTTTTCTTATATTTTACAACTCCTATAGAATTTTGATAACGGCCTTTATAGCTACTTTTAGGCAATTCCTCAAGTAAATCAAATTGAAATTGTATTAAACCTTGATTAACCTTTAAGATGACAGGAATACAACTAAAATTATAAAATAAAGCACTAATATTGCCTTTATAACCTGGTTCTATTGCACCAAAGAACCCGGCTACTCCTTGCCGTATCAATGAACTTTTACAGAAAATAACACCAGATACATTTTTAGGCATATTAAGAACTTCTACAGTACTTAAAATATAAGGCCTATTTGGTAACATAATAAGATCTTCAACGCCATATTCAATTTTATATTCAACATTATCCATAGAATAAATATTATTTAATCTAGCAGTATATCCGCAAGGTTCTATACCATAGGAATAATTACAGCCCTCAACTTTTCCATCAACTCCGTTTTCAATTATCTTTAAGCGAATAATATCTAAATCAACAAGTTTCATAATAATAACCTTAAAAAAGTAGTTAAATTTCACAAGATCCACTAGTGCAAGAAAATTCTTGTAATCTATTATGAGAAGAAGACAAACTAATTTTGTTTAATTTTTTAAAATCTTTTAACATATTTTTATATTCTTTTTCAGTAATTTCAGTATAAGGCATTTGAGGGTAAAAAGTAGTATTTTTTGGTAAAAAAGTAACCCCAATTAATGAATTTTTATTTTTTTTAACCCAATTTTTAATAATTTCAATATCGTTTTTTTCTTTGTCAATTGTAATAGTACAAGAAATATTATTATCAGTATAACTATGAAAAAGATTTTCATATAATCCAAGAAATTCTGTTAAATTATAAGGTTTAAAACCTTCAACTTGCATAGGAAAATATAAAACATTACCGTTGCCATTGTTTTGTTTTTCGTGTTTTATTCCTAATTCAATTAATCTATTAGCATTTTGATCATATTCATCACAAATAACGGCTCTTTTATAATATTCAGCAAATCTTGGGTGAATTCCTGATGAAGAGTCAACTAGTTGGCTAACGGTTCCTGATGGTTTTATGCAGGTAAATCTATCGGCTGGTTGTATTCCTAAATATTTAGAAACTTCAATATTAGTGTTTTTTATTACTAATTTTAAATAATTAGGTAAAAAAGTATTATTAAAAAATAAAGGGCAATCATATACACCAGTCAACGAAACTCCTAACGAAATTGATTTTTTCTCTCTCCAATTATCTGAAACATAAGGGAAAAAATTAAAATCAGATTGATAAGTTGAAATAATAGAAGCAATTTGGGCTTTTTCAATTAGTGTTTCTTGTGTATCATTTTTTCTACATACTATTTCAGTTAAATTACAAAAAGAGGCGTCATCAAGTAATATTTCACCACAAGGATTTAAACCCTTACAATTAGAAAACCGTTTTTTTGCATTAAATCTATTAAAAAAACCAGGCTCACCAGATAAATTTATAGCATTATTGCATATTCTATCAATATCATTGCCATCAAATGGTGTGTTGTATACTTCTGACACATTGGCATAATACCTATGAGGATTTTCCTCACTTTTAAAGTTGTTAAATAAGGGATCAGCAAGGTCAATTAATACTAATAATGCACTTCTTCTAACGCCTCCGCACTGAATTATACTGGCCATTTTAGTTATTATATCATAGCAGTTAATTGAACTTAATTTTGGTTGTTTTTTCGATACTGCTAATTTAAAAGTAGCAATAATATAATCAATAGTAGATTTAATAGCCTCAAAACCTACAGCAAAGCCTCCCGTAGTCATTAATTTACTGCCTTTTGGTCTTATTCTAGTATAATCAAAGCCAGGTTCAATACCTAAAAATAATAAATTAAAAAGTGATTCAATAGCGTCGCAAATACTCTCGGTCGTATCATATATTACTATAGGACTTGTATTATTAAGAACAACATTTTTAGGTAAATTAGGTAAATTTTTAATTACATTATGCTCGACTGAAGTACCACAACCAACACCGCGAAACAAAAGATACATTATATCAGTAAAAGATTTGATGGTATTAAGCTCTTTATAACTGCAATTATACAAACAACTATTATCGCGTTTTATAGCATTACCTGACATTTTCAAAGCTCTCATAGAGGGCATAACATCCATATTTAAAATGGCTTTTCGTATAATATATTTATGAATAGGTAAAAAGTTCATAAAATCAATATAGCGTTCAACGCATTGTTCCCAAGTTTCGTTATTTTTAGAATATTTAGAATGAAATATAAATTCTTGATATAAATTCATAATATAACCTTAAAAAAATTAAACATAAGTATTTATTTGAGGTTCTATCCTAATATGACTTAATACTAGATTATAAGCAGTAGAACTAGCATTTTTACCAATTGCAACTATTCTAATAATATGATTACCCGTATAACCAGGTACAAAATAACCTGCTGATGTTATATCTAAAGTGTGCCAAGCAGGAGCAGCAGCATATAAATCAACTGGTGTTCCATTAACCAAATTAGATCCTATATATAAACTTATTTTCCCTCTATTGTCTCCTTTTTTAGCATCAATATAAATTTTATAATTAACATCAGAAGTTAAATAACAAGGATACCAAATTTCTGCATTAAGGCCTGTTGTTTCTAAAAAAATATTCCAAGCACTAATACCAATCATATCATCATAATTATAAGTGCAAGTAGTTCCAGATATTCCTATATCATACCATTGTTGATTAAAAGGAATTTCTCTTATTGTAGGAATTAAATTATTCATATTATACCCTACTGCAGTAAAATAAGGTTGATATAATGTATCTGTTCGTTGTAATAACATAACAGATTCACCTGCTAATAAACCTATACTTTTACCTGGTTTACCTATTGTGTTATACCCTGATCTAATATAACCACTTAATATTAAAGGCTTATAGGTTGATCCAGTATACGCTTGAATATGTTCTACTACAAATAAATTACCAAATCTTCTGTCTGTTGTATTAGTTATATTTAAATTACCATAATTTCCAGCTGTGTTTATACTAGCTTGAATATAATTACCATTTTTTAAATCAGCATTTACTTGTGTTGTACCTATATTAGAAATTAGTTGGTGCTTAAATTTAAAACCGGATCCATTAATACCAATATTATAATTCATTTTATAACTCCTTCCATAATAAAGTAACTGACCAGTAATGATCTTTAGGTGAAGAAGATGCACCATATGTAATTGAAACTTTAATTGATGATGCGTCTTTTACTTCAATTGTAGGTTCAAAAGTAACATTGTAAGGATCCGCTGAAGTGCTAAATACAATTTCACTATCTGCAGGAGTTATTGTAGTACCTGCTGAATTACGATAGAAACAGCGAGCTAATTCAAAAGCGTAAGCACCTTCTATTGTAGTACCACTTCTACCTAAAATATACGCTTTAACAAAATATGCCTTATTTGCTGTCAAATCTAATGTTGCCAATTCTGATATTGTATTAGTGCCGTTTACTGTAGGGAATACTTTCCTACTCCAGCCATCAAATGTTATTGTGCCTTTTGTCGCGTTACTTGTGCTATTTATTGTAATGTTTTCAGACGCTAGCGTGCTTCCGTTTAATGTTTGCCCTCCGTTTCTACCTGCTAATAAAGCATATTGAGTATGATCATCTGCGTTTAAATTAGTTAATAATGAATGATCACTTATAGGAGGTTCAGAATATTGAAAACAACTATTTATTATTTTATTTTCCATTTTATTTATTTTCCTTATTTTAAAAAGGCATAGGGTTTAATGTAGTAAAAACTACATCATTGTTGACTGTTTTAGGCATTCTATACTCTGTATAATTTCTTATCATTATATTATCCCTTTGCAGATAAGGATGTTGTAAATAACCAGAATAATTGGGATCTCTATTTCCAACGCTACATCTCTCACTTATCCATTTATCCGCATAACCAATTTTTCTTACTCCACCAGCATAAATATATTGAGTATAAGGGTCGATTGGATCAGGTATGTCTTGCCAAATATAATCATCTGGATAAACACCAGGAGATCCTGTTATAGCTTCAAATTTTACCCAATTTTTATAATACATAGATACTGTTATAATAGGAACAATATTGTATGATATACTATAACTTTTTGCGTAAAATTTAGAATAACAATAATTAAATCCTGGTAATCTTCCTACTCTGTTACCATAACCACCATCTCCCCCATCTAAACCTAACACAACAAGGCCAGGAGTGCTATTTATATTACAGCTGAAAGATACACTTTTCCAGTCTGCAGAATGTAAAAAATAATCAAATGCAAAATTATAGCATCTAGTACTTAAATAACCAGGAGGAGGATTGACTAAATTTGTTCTACTTTTTCTTGATGGAACTATAAAAGTAATACTACTGAAATTAATAGGTATATTATTTTCTAAAGTAATTGTAAGATTACTAGCAGTATCAACTTTACTTTCTATTATTTTATTTGAAATATTATCAACTTTTAAAGTTTCAGTTGATTGATTTATTACCCATAACCAAGAATTATCTTTTTCAGGACTTTTATTTAATTTTAATGTTTTATTATTTATTCTAGTAAAATCTGTATTACCAAAAGATAATGAAGAATTTCCTTTTTCTGTTACTTGTGGAAATCCTTTTATATAATCATTTATATCATAATCATAAGGACTCGCTTTATAATAATAAGGTTTTCTATAAGGGTCATAACCTTCTATTAATAAACTAGAATTATTTACAGCTAAACAAGAGGGTATTTCATAATAGAACCCGCTTATGTCTGTTTTTATAGTTAAAGTTGCTATATCAAAATAAGCGTCAACGGCATAAATATTAGTATTAAAATCAATTTTATTAGAAAAAATATATCCAGTATTATCTACATTTCTAAAAAATTCTATACTCCATTTTTTTCCTTGTTTCATGGGGTTATCACTCTGAAAAGGACATATATTATTTTTTGCTGAAGTAGTACCCCAATTATCTTGTGTCATCATAGTAGTTCTAATATAATAACCTCTAAACCATCTACTTGAATCTTTATCTCTTACAAAAGTACCAGGACTACCACCATCACTAATACTACCACCAAAATTGTGAAAAAATAGACTAGCAGAAATTGGTATAATTTCCTCATTTTCTTTTAATTTATTAATTAGACATATCCAACTACATTTATTGCTATTCTCTTCGTGTAGCTCAAAGCCATCAAATCCTTGTGAGTTATAGTCTCCAACTCGATAAAATACCATATATTGCCCTATTTCAATATATTTATCTAGTTCGTCAATTTCTTCAATTCTAGCATTAAAATAAGGTTTTGCATAAAATGTTTTTTCTAATGGTTCCCACACTTTGTTAAAAGAAATAATTCCGTTATATATTCCTTTAACCTTACCTAATACGCTATAATCTTCATTAAATGGTTTTAAATAATTATCATCATATTTACTTCCTTTAGTGTAAGTATTTTTAAGCATTTTTTAAATTTCCTCAATAAACGGAATAAAACAAACCCAACTACAATTTGATGGATTTTCTTCGTGTAACTCAAAGCCTCCTGTACCTTGTGAAGTAAAATCACCCACACGGTAGAAAACGGTATAAGAATTTGGCTCTACTTCTTCAGTTTTAGGAACTCCAGAACGGCCTTGATATTTAACAATAGCGTAATAAGTGGTATTACCCTCATCCCATACTTTTCTACCTGAAACAAGGCCAGACCCTGCAGAATAGCTGTCTATTTTAACTACAATAGCATAATCTTCATTCATAGGGATCATTAAACTGCTACGATCATAGCCTTGTAAAGAATTGATTATTTTAGTCCCTTTAGTTACTGCGTTGTTAAGTTCCATACATCTCCTTTAGTATATTTTGGATAAAAATCTTTTCTACAACCTAATTCCCACAAATTAGCTCCTTTATCAGTATTACAATCAAAACAAGAGCAAACAAGGTTATCTATAGTATTACTACCGCCTAATGCTAAAGGAACAAAATGATCAATAACAACCCTTACTTTTTTACCTATTTCATCACGATCCCCCAAATGTCGACCACAATAAACGCAATAATATTTATATTTTCTAGCTATTAAAATACGCCATTCTCGAGGGATCGGCGTCCTAACTTGTTTATTAGGAAATCTTACAAATTTAGGTTTATCTTTATTCTTCTCATCTTGTTTCTCTTGTTTTTCATACTCAAAGCAATCAATTTGATGGCCATTAACCAAATAAGGGCATAGTAAGTCTTCTCTACCTTTAGATGGCATATTAACGCAGAATAAGCCCTTATTAGGTAATAATGATAATGTACCATAACCTTCTAATATTAGATTTAGACGAGTTGGCGGTATATCATAAGGTTTTTTAAGAAAATATTTTGAGTATAAGAACCGCCAACACCTAGCCGAATATTTACAAAAATCCGTCATTTTTTAGCCCTTGAATACAATTTACGAATAAGTTACACAATTTAAATTTAGAGCAAATATCATTAGAATATTCACAAGTACTACATAAATCAAAAGATAAAGTTTTTAAACTTAATTCAGTATCAACAACATTATGAGGAATTAATTGCTCGGTATTTTCTTCTTTTTCCCATTCTTCTAAAATTATACTTAAATCATTTATTATTAAATCTAGGCTGTTATATCTTATTTTTTCATCTTGACAAATCATTTTATAAAATATATTTCTTACTTTTAAAGGTAAAAAATCAGCTAATTCCTTATTATATCTAATAATAGAATTTAAATTATAAACCTCATTAGGTGCTATAGTTTTAGGTAAGCTACGCCATTGTAAGAATTCCCATAGAATATAACCTAATGAATAAATATCATCTTTAAAAGAAGAATTAACAGCATTTTTTTCAGCTAATTGCTTTGGTGAGGCATAAATTGGAGTACCTAAACCTTCACCTACTCTAGTTAAATCAAGGTTTTCATTAAGGTTTTTTGATAAAGTCCAATCTAATATGCTTATTATTGGTTCAGCCTCATACTTACCGGTTATCATAATATTTAAACTTTTTAAATCTCTGTGAATTATATTATTATTATGAATATATTTATTAATGACCGTCAAAAGTTGTATAAAAACGCGTAAAGAAAATACTATATTTTTTTTGCTGGCAAGATAAGGTATTATTAACGAACCTTCAATAAATTCTTGTTCTAACACGAGAAAAGGCTCTTTTTCAAGTCTAAAAACTCTTGGAATTACTAAAGTTTTTGAATTATTAGATAATTTATTTAATTCTTTTTGTGTTAAAATAGAATTATGAAACCGCTCTTTAAAATAGCAACCCCCTACTTTAACATTAGGTTTTGTATATATTGGGTTTATTATTTTTAAGCATATTTTTTGTTGTGTATTTTGATCTTTTACGGCTAAAATAATACCCTCACCGCCAGCAGAAACAAAATCTATTAAAGAATAATTTTTATTATAAATTTGTAAAAATCTTTTTAATAATTCAGTAGGTATTTTTACTATTCTAGTATTGTAAGAAAATATATTTTCTAATAAAATATTATTTGGATCTTGTTCTAAAATAGAATTTTGTTCTTCTTCTTTTTCTTTTTTACCAAAACCTAAAAATGGCATTTTATTATTCCTTTATTTCTTCTATTTCTACAGTATCAATAAAATCTTCTTTTTTATGTATAATATTTTTATTTGTATCTATATTAACATTTTCAACCCTAATTTCACCTATATAAGTATTAAAATTGTCATCAAGTTGTTCCTTTGGTTTATTTGCTTTTGTTATTAATTCTTTTGAAATTTCTCCGTTAGGTGTATGTAATTTGAAAATAACTGCATAATATTCCGAAATAATACCCGAAATAAACAAAATAACACTAACAACAAGAGAGTATAAATTAGGGTCAGCTTTAATTACACCTAAATAAGACGCTAGATTATATAAAACAATACAACTAAAAAATCCTATAATAAAAGATAAAGCTATAACTAAAACAAGAATAACAATATCAACATTTTTATAAATTTTTTCTGTCATATTTTTTGTCTTTCTAAATTTAGAAGTTACATTACTACTCATTTTTTACCTCCTGTAAACATTTTTTTATATTATTAATTTTTTTGTCATTTTCTTCTACTTTTTTTAATATTTCTATTACTTTGTTAGGTAATTCTTTTTCATTTTCTGAACTAACTATAAAAGAATGTATAAAATCTTTTAAATATTTCATTCATAATCACCCCTTTAATAAATATTTTGATATAGGATCATTAGAAGAATTATTCTTACCACTATAAAAAGATAATGCAGTCCCATCTATAATGTCATATATAGGTTCTATAGGTTTAAACCAAAAATTTAAGCCAGTTTCTATCTTTTGGAGTGTTAAATATACCCAATGGTTAATTGTTCTTTTCTCTAATAACCACTCTTTAGGTACATTTACGGTCATTATATTAGTATAATCTACACTTAATAATCTTGTTAATATTCTACTTGCTACATTCGTTATTGGTGAGGTATTTGAATCTAAAATATACCCTTTTACTTGTTGTAAAAATGGATCCGTTGTTATTGTTTCTAAATCCGTTATTCTTTGACCATAATCTTTAGCACAACGAACAACATAGTATAAATCATATTCGTTATAACCTCTTACTACATCCTCTTTCAATAATCTAACCTCAAATATAGTATTAGTTCCTGCAGTGCTAAATTGCGTTGCTAGGCTCTTTGCAGTGTCAATATGTACCAAAACCCCTGTATCTGTAAAAGTATCGCTAATATCATCATAATTTAATAATTCACCTATACTATTATCCCAATTTGTTATATTATTATAATCAAAATCCCATCTTATTTTAGCAAAATATGTTTGACTAGCAGTTGCCTCTCCAACACAATAAGCCTTCCATTTATTGCCATCAAATGCTATATTTACTTTATAGTTCGCAGGTGTAACTGGAGTAGTTATTGCAGGATATGCCGAAGTTAAAAATTCAATTTCACCTTGATTTGAAGTAGATATTTGATGGAAATTAGCCTCTGTATGTATACAAGTCCTATTAGAATTATTAAATAAAAAATCTTTTGTTGTGCCTACATTAGTTAAATCAATAGCACCTAACGCGTCAATATCATATATTTTAGTTGAGGCATTAGGTGCTGTTTTGTGATCAACTTTTATTTTAGTTTCTGACATAGGTAAGAAAATTTGCTCTTCTTTTTCGTGATTTAAACAAGTTAATAATACACCACAAACACCGTCCGCAGTATCTTCTGCTACTCTTATTTTAGTAGGATCATCATTGGCTACACTTGATTGATCTTTTGCTTTATAATTTGTATCTACTGTTAGAGATTTATCTAAAATAGGAACAACTCTACTATCAGAATTACGAAGAATAGCGGGAGTGGCTTGAGACCAAGAACCAAGCCCCTCCCTTAATGCTGTAGTTCTGGGAGGGTGATAACCCCACCCAGTTTCATCACCTGCTTGTGTTAAGTCATAAATTGCAGTGTCATCATTTTGATCAGTTATTTTAACCCCTTGTTGTGTGCTTTTTTTATCAGGATTAACTGATGGAGTATTATCTCTAAATACTTTTATTCCTTGATTTAAGCTATCTTGTAGTTCCATTTTTATCCTCTAGTAATTCAGGTAAATCAACCTCCTTTAAAATAACAGCAATAAAATAACCCCAATAAGTTGTTAATTTATGATTTTTCCGTTGTTTTATAATATTACGCAAAACTTCATAATTTAACATAACAACACGAGTTTGTAAGAAATTTTCAGGTAATCTTTCTTTTGCTTTTTCAATATTACCTTCTTTTATTAAATTATTTAAATATGTTAAATAATCTTTTTCAATACCATTTTCAAAGTCGCATTCTCTTAATTCTGATTTTAAGAGTGTGTGCATAGTGCTTTCACTTTGAGAAACAGAATCATCTACTCCTTGTATTGCGTGCCTATAAGTGTCAAATTGAGACCACCAGAAGCGTGGCATTCTTATAGCCCAATGAGTAGTCATCATCTGTAAAAACTTATTATGCCCAAAACCTTTGTTGGCTAATTTTTTAGCTACTTCTTTATATTGCTCCATTGTAAAAGAAGCAAAATAGCTTTCTAAAGGTTTATCATTAATCGCAATATTAAAAGATAAAGATAAACCAACTAATGCTGGAAAATATCCACTTTCGCTAATTTTATATACTTCCATAAATTTCCTCTCTTATTGTAATTGTGATTGTAATAATTGTTTATGTAGTTTATTTATTAATATTTGGTCTGAAACTTGTTCTAATGTATATGGTATATAAGGATTTGCCTCGTACATTGTACAAGTCCCTTTTGTTGGTGAAAACATATGAGTAACTGAATTAATATTTGAAAATAATTTCATAGTAATATAACCAGCTAATAATACTCGACCTTTAAAATAATTTCTATATTGTTGTTTTATCATATGTCGTAGACTTTTGGCCATCGAATATGTTATTGTCTCATTGACAAAAGTATCATATTGTAAGTCTATTTCTCCCGTTTTTGTATATCGTAACATTGAAAATTTAGCGTATAAAGTAGGATCAAATTTAGTATATTCTAATCCTCTGGCAGGTAAATCTTTATTTTCTGGAAAAGAAAAAATATGAAATTTTTTATCATTATTATATTTCTCTGGCGACCCTGTTTCTTTAGCTTTCCAAGCTATACTAGCCCTTATTAATAAATAATATTCTTCAGATATTACGCATTTATCTAGCATAGAGGGTAAGGCTATTAAATTATTAATACTTTGACCCATAGCCCTACTAGGAGGTATTTTTAATTTAAAAGGTAATATCTCTTGAAAAGGTGAAAAAATAGTTGAGGGAAACATTATTTTTATAACGCCTAAATCTTGATTAACTATATTAAAAAATTGTACAGTAGGCTGAACCCTATAAGGATCTTCTTTTTCAATATCCCAATTTACTATACTATTATCCCAATTTTCTAACCTTTTAGCTATTTTAGGGTTCCTTAAATGTGGTATTATAGTGTAATCAGCGTAAACTGGTGCTAATGTTTGATAACGGCTATAATTATCCAAAATAACAAGATCCCTATTAGTAAAATAATTAATATAAGGTATTACAAAAGGGTCTATCATAAATAATTGTAAATAAGAACTATGTATTGCAGAAGATACCATATTAGCATATTTATATAATTTTTCTCTTGTTTCTTGTCCTTGTTCTTTTAAAAATTTAGTGTAAATTATATAAATTAATCTATCAGCAAACCAATTTTCGCATACTGTTTTATCATTTAACCCTAAATACCAAAGAAATTTTTGAATAGGAAAAAATTCCCCTTGATTATATTTCTTACCGCCCAATTCGATGGTATAAGGTAATTGTATTACATTTTGTAACGCTATTACCCTCATATTATCTTTTTCTTGATTATTCCATAGTGGTTTACCATTAACAATTTTCTGCTGAACTTCTTTTTTTTCTTTTCTAAATTCAATGTCTTCAAAAAAACCGTTGCCAGGAGAATAATCCTCTTTCTCATATATTAAAAAACACTCTTCAAATCTATTCATTTTTATATTAATTTTATTAGGTCTTATTCTGTCATTATTACCTTTATAAATTACATCTTTAGAAATACTTTGCTTGCTTTGTAAATCTAAAAGAATATTCTTATTGCCCTCAAATCTTCTATCTTCATCAACTGAAAATACATAAAAATCACCTGAATTTGTTACGCTCATTGTTAATCTTGCAGATTTTAATAAATTATTTAGTCCTGAATATATCTCTTGATTATTTATTTCAACATTTTCAAGTATATAGCTATTTTCTGGCTCAGTGCTAGAAATAATTGGTATATTCATTTTATTTAATTCTTTTTCAACTATTTCTATCATTGTGTAAGGTGATCCATCTTCTTTTACTGACCATAACGCATATCTACCCCTTTTAAATGTGTCAAAATCAATCTTTAAATCTGACGGTTGATTAATTTCATTTTCTAATTTACCTATTTGATTTTTGTTTATAGTAACATTATAAGCACAATTTAATAATTTCCCTTTAAGAGAATAGCGATTGTCTGCAATTATTAAAGTTACCATATACGGGTGGGATCTGTCAATTCTTAATAACCAAAGTTTATCAAATTTACTAATTATCTCTCTTTGTTCAGAACCATTTATATTATAAGATGTAATAGTTAAAGAACAAGGATTATGAACTTGATTTTCTACTATTTTAGCTATATCATTATTAGCTATTAAAGTCCAAGTATTAAAGCTACTACCAGCCTCTATTTTTATCATAACCTCTTGTTCAGGTAAATCTATATTATCAATTTGTATTTTAGGAACTTTATAATCTATCATTTAAAGCCTAATCTTTCCGCCATACTAGACAAAGATAAATTTGTAAAATCTACTCCTAATTGTTTCTCCCAGCTCTTAATATCCATATAGTTCATAGTTTCCTTATATACTTTATTTTCACCCCTTGCTACATTCATCATTGTTTCTATCTCTTCTACTGAAGGCATTACACCAGCTTTTGCAAACTGCCTTACATCTTTTTCAGCTAAACCTTTTACAGAACCCTCAAACATTTCCGTAGCTTGCCTGCTTATTACATTACTAAAACCAGTACTGTCCCATATTTGACTTATAGCTTTTTGACCCTCACTAACTACAGCACCTTGAACCATACCTAAACCAGCACCAGCCGCACTCGAAATTTGATCTTTAAATGACATTGTTTCATTAATATTATCTTTTGTAGCCTTACTTACTGCAGTTTCAGTTTGTTGAGTTTCTGAAGTAGCTTTTGTTGTTTTTTCTACTTCAAAAGTATTCTTTTGATCCATATCGTGATCTTTTGATTTTGCTACTACTTCTTTACTATGTGATCTTATTATTTCAGCTAATTGATTAATAGCTTGAGCAATTGCCTGATCACCTCCATTTACAACCGTTAAAGGTGATGTATTATCTATCAAAGGCATTAAATTCCCCTTTATAAAATTAACTCATCCCGCCGTAACTTGTTTCTACAACTGTATAACTTGGCTCTAATTTTGTTTGTATATTATATAAATAAACCTCTTTTATTGTTGTAATATACAAATAAGGATTAATTGGAGCAGTTCCAGTATAATGATTGAATTTTTTTATTACATCAGAAACTGATCTTTTTAATAATAAATACGACCCTTGTAATTGAGTTGGTTCAATCGTTCTTTGTTCTAATTTACCTATAGTAATAACCCTCTCAATAATTAGTGATCTTCCAGTTGTCCAAATTGAATAAGTATCATCCTTACCATCCCATAATTTTAAGTACACTAATCGTTTATCTTCGTGAGTAGTATATACCTCATTAAAAACAGCCACACGGCCATTTGATGGCACTGAAAAAACCACTTTACCAGATAATATAGCAGAATGATTGTCTAAACTATAATCTTCAGAAACAACATAAGGCTTATTACCATCTAATGTGTTATAGTGAGTTAGGTTCAAATATTCATATTGTTTACTTATTAAATAAGGTCTTATTGTACCGTGATAATAACTTGATATTTGATTATCGTTTAATAATTCCTTATTTATAGGGCAGTTAAAGAATAAAATAACGGAGCCGGATGGATTTACATTATTCCCTATATTAGAAGAAACTGGATAGCCTGTTTCTTGTGGTAAATTTAATTTATATAATATTTTAATATCTACTAATTTAGGATCATCTCTTAATGCTATGCCTGCTTGGTTTGATATTATTTCTTTATATGTTATTGAGGCATTTAAAATCTTTTCTTCTTGTTCTTCTGATATATTTTCTTTTATTATTTCAAAAGTACTAGCAAATCTTGCCAAAATACCAGTTGCCCAAGTTTTTGCATATAATAAATAATTATCATATGCAGAATTTGATCCGCCTGCAGTGTAAGTTACTTTAAAATTACATAATTTTTGTTTAGTTGGTAAGTAAAAAAATTCAAACGAAGCATTTTGTCTAAAATTATAAGTACTTTGATCAAAAGGTAATTTAATTAAACAAGAAAAAACACAATGCCTTGTTGTTTCAGTTGATAGCTCACTATTAATTTTTAAAACAGTCCCTTCCGATAAAAATCCAGTGTTTTCAGTATGAGAATAACTAACTTCTTCGGAAGGGGTTGTTCCAAAATTTAATTTAAAGCTCTTATTTCTTTCAGTTAATTTCGCAACTGCCGTATTGTATAAGGTTATTAATGCACTAGCACTATTTGCAATTAATAAAAAATTTATAACATATAATACAGAAACATAGTCTTCCGTATATTTAATTTTTCCAAAAACATTTGGAATATTATAATCATTATATACAACTGTTGCCATTAAATTAGTCCCTTATTATATCTTTTATATCTTTTTTAAATTTTTCAGTATTAAAAAGTAATTTTTGAGTTAAAGCTAATATACAATAACCTGCTAAATCAAATAAATCATTACTTTCAGTATTGCTTTTACTCTCTATTTGAAACCTTAAACGATCCATTTTATTCAATATTGATGTTCTAATATATTCTTCTGGTCTATTTATTATATTATTTTGATATTTTTTTCCTTTAACTGATAAAATTATTCTTAATATTTTTAAAATTATTTCTATATTTTTCCCATTAGGAATTTCAGATAAATCTATAATAGACATAATTTTTCACCTTAAAAAAATACCATCAAATGTCTTTTAATATTAGCATCGCATCAAATACATTGCTACGATACATATTAGGGGCATTCGATGGTATTTGTATTGCTTTTGTACCGCTTATTTCTTTAATATAAATATTATCTGTTAATTTTATTACATTGATTACATTCTTCATTATTAATCTTTCTAATTCTAAATATCCTACACCCCTCGATGTGTTAGTTGTTCTATTAGCATCAATTACTATACCCTCGCCTGATTGAGTATTAATATTTTCAATAAAATATATTAATTGAAATCTGCTCATAATTATTTCCGGTTCTTCTTTATGATTTATAAAGCCTAATTCTTCAATAAAACAACAAGGGCTAATAATTACGGGTATATTTTCAGGATATAAATAAGGAACTATGAAAACATTATTACCAAATACTTTATTTGCGGTTGTTGGCCAGTTCAACCCTTTTAATAAAGTCTTCAGTCTATTATAAAATGTTTTAGGATTCATACCAATACCCCATTAGCTATTTTTCCAAAATACCAAATACCATAATCTGAATCGGCTTTTCTCAAAGCATAAAAAGATAAAGAAAAGACCATTTTATCATTATGAGATAATCTTATATTAACATTATTTAAAGCTACCGGTAATGCTTTTTGTAATATTAAACAAGGTTTTATTTCTATATTATCAGGAACAAATAATAACCTACAAGTTACTAATGCGTCATCTGTCAATATGTGTCCACTCCTTAAATCTCCGGGACTGCCTGCCATATTAGTTGCTTCAACCACACTACGAGGAAATAATAATTTTAATACATCAGAGTTATAATTTTGAGCTATAAAAGTGATCATAGGGCGACTTTGTAAATAAATAACTTTCCAAATCTCATAACCGTCCTCTTCTCTACTTATTGGCATAGTCTGTAATCCAGGCATAAAATTAACTCCATTTTCAATATAACATAATTCAGTACCATAATTATCAGTTAAATTTACCGGATTAATATAAACACGCCCGCGTGTAAAATGTATTTCATTAAAATTCATATTATTCCTTTTTTAAGATATTATAAACCATCATTTGATGGCCTATAATATCTATATTTATTTACATTTAATAAGTAACCATTTTAAATAATTTTTATCATCATAACATTCAGTTTTTATTGATACTTCTTTTGTTTTACCCTCTATTTCTGAAAAAGAAAATTGTATATTATTAAATAATTTTTCAGCCATTTTTTCAGTTATTAAAATAGAAGAACCTAATTCAGTATCAACTACTAAATCGCCAGTTTCTTTGCTCTTTTCTACATTTACACACATACTTACAGAACCTTTTTCAATTTCTGCAGTAGTAGGTATATCTAATTTTGCACATAATTTTAATGAATTACAAGAGCAAAGAAAAATTAATATAACTATAATGTTTAATAAATTAATTTTCATTGCTTTTTTTCCTCCGTATTTAAAGCATTTATTAAATTTTGTATTAAATGTTTTACTCTAGTATTACCTAATTGTGCAGAAGATAAAGCATCACAAGATTTTTTAGAAATATCAGCAATATTTTTTTCTAAAGTTGAAATATGTCTTAATCTAAATTCTTCTAGTTTACGCTCTGCTTCAGTATTAAAAGTGTCAAAATGTTTTTCTAATTGTGTTTTCATATTATCAATTTCTTTTTTAGCAATATCTACAGTTTTAATTGCTATTTCTTTATCTTTATTCATAGTTACCGCAAAATCTTCTTGTTCTCGTTTTGCTTTTTCTACAACTGCACTTACAGAAGCCTTTGAAGCGTCTACAGTCTTTTTAATACTATCTTCAAAAGCAATTAATTCCCTTTTAATGCTCTCTTTAGCATCATTTATATCTTCTTTTAATTTATTTCTTATTCCAGTCAAAATACTTGACCACATTAATTCAATATCGTCAATTTTTTCTACCATTTTTATACCTCTCTTTCAATTAAGATAATTTAAGCAGTTTATTTTGCCTATATATGATTTTATACACAAAAATAGTACATAACGCTAAAAAGTGCCTTTCCCGTGATCACAATGGCATCTTATATATCTGCGTAAGTAGGAGAACCTCCTCCAGTATGTGGTAAATAAATATTTAATAATCTTGATAATGCTGTTTGTGTTTTTCCAGTATTTGCAACAGTATCCGCAAAAGTAAAATAATCTGAATAAATAAAATCAGTTTGACCTGGTGTAATAATATAATATTTGCCATCAAATTGCATTGGTTGAGCTAGTATTATATTATCTATCAATAGCGTTCCTGTTGTTCTACCTGATAGCGTTATTGATATTCTTACGCCTTTTTGTACGCTATCCTCTTTAAATACTGAATACCAACCTTTGTTGTCTCCTATTCCTATAACTAAATCGAACCAAGTAGCATCTGTTTTTGTTGTTAAATCAGCAACTGCAACAGTTTGAGAACCTAGTCTTAAAGTCAAAGCACCGTCGCAACTTGTTTTTCTTCTATATCTCAATATTAATACTACAGGTAACTCTGTAACAAATCTTGAGGTTGCATCGGTTATATATTGAGTTATACTAGCATTGTCAGTAAATTCAAGACTAGCACCGGCAGAAACACCATAAGGAGCTTTAAAATAAATAGAAGTTTCTGGTGCGAATTTTGTAATATCTGACATTGTCCAACCAGTATATGCTAAAGCTGGAGAAGTTACATAGGTCTCAAAAGATGGGTTAGTTAATTTTCCAGCTTCCGAAGAAGTTGCTACAATTTGTAACTTATTATTTAAAGCTGAACCTAATTCTAAAGCATCAGTTGGAGGGGTTCCAGTATAGTATATATCAAATGTTTCACTTCCTGCTACTCCACCATTATTTTTGTCTCTAATAGCCTCTAATTTAACGGTTCCACCTGCCAATATCCCCGTTTCAATTATTTGGTTATTATAATCTTTGTCTAATCGATATACTGTACCAGTACCAACATTTGCACCGCCTGCAGTAATTGATCCATTAGTCCAAGCCCTGCTTGCTATTGTTTCAGATCCGCTTACCATACCATTAAATATATCAATTATTGCTTGAGCATAACTGGTCGATTTCGACGAGTATCCAATTCTTGCTAATTCAAGAATTACCGGAGTTAGTATGCTATTGTTAGCAACTAAAGAAAGTAAACTATTTCTTAAACTATTTAATGCTGATACCGTGCTACTTGTGTGGTTTCCTTTCAATAATGTTACAATTGTTTCTTGCATAGTTATAAAATTAGGTGTATTAACTGACGCATAATTATAATTTTCATTAACTAATTTTATAATATTTAATAATTGCGTCCATAATTCACTTTTTGATGGGGGCATTTTTAAACTCCTTTAAACAAGATAACCATAAGTATAAGATATTCCAGCTACTTCAGCCCCTGCTTGAGACATAAAATATAAATCACCAATTACATTTGAAATACTAAATTCGTAATGACCTGCCTTCATTCCGTATCTAGTACCAACTGCACCTAATAACGCTGTAGCTTGTGTAATATTTTCAGCCATACACCAATAAAAGTCTACTTTAATATCAGTAGAAACAGCATTTAACATATCATTAGAGCAATCTATTTTAAGAGGTAACCCGCCTAATGCTGGTAATGTATCAGTATATTGATCAGCTGGCTTTATTTGACAACCATATATTGATATAGCTCTTGACATATTTTAAAATTCCTTTACTTCATAAGATTTATTTATTCTATTTATAGGGAATATTCTATTATTTTTTGCAAAATCTTTTGTTTTATCATTTTCCATCTCTCTATCTACATCTTCAATATTACTATTTGTTGAAGGACTTACATAAATTCGTTCTCTTATACCAATACAATCTCTAAAAAACATTTGTTCCATAGATCTTATTAATGCCGTATCTCGACCCTTATATAATTCTAAATAATATTGTATTCCTTTTATTAATATAGAGGTATGAGTAAAATTACCAACTTCAGGTTCTACCCCAGTAACAACCCTAAAAATACCAATAGCATCAGCACTAGCCGAATCAAGCGTGTCTTCTTTTATTGTAGTTTGTGAAACATCATAATTAGTTAATTGAATCAATCGATCTTGTCCTAATCTTTTTTTTACTTCAGTATTCAAATAATTAATCATTATCATCTTCTTTTTTTAAAAAAGCTAGATACTTTTAAGTACCTAGCTTATATTAGTTATTGTTTACTTCTTTTATTCCGTTCTTTTTCTATTTCTTTTGTTTCAGTTTCCTGTTTTTCAGGTTCTTTTTTATCAATTTTTTCAGGCTCTTTTTTGTCAGCTGGTTCTAATACTAAAAAGTCAGATACTTTTACCTTATATGATGGAATATAATTGCCAGCATCATCTTGTTTTGTAGGAATTTCTACCATCAAATCGTTAGCTCTCTTTTTGATAACATCAACCAATTTTGTTGGTAAATTTCGGACAATAATTTTTTCTTTTGGTAGTTTACCCATAGCTTGATTAGATACGAAAGAATAATCAGAAGAAACAACTCGTTTATCAAAATTTAATCCGGCAATAGTAACGCTTTCAAAAGGACATTCAGGCTTTAAAGCACAAATATATTTTTCTTGCTCTGAATTTGTTAAATCTGGCAAAGTTAATTTTTCTCGTATTTTTCCTTTTGTTTCATTATGAATATTATATTCACTTACATTTGTATAGAATAATAAATTTTTGCTATCAATCATAAAGATCCTTTTCTTAATTATTTATTTTCAATATTGTAGCTGGGAACATAATACCCAATCTACTACGAATATCAGTATAAAACATTGATTCTTTAAATTCTCTTGCACGATCCGAATTATTAATATCTCCAATAATACTTTCAATAGTTTGTGGTTCTCGATAAATAAAAGGTTTCCAATAAGGATGGCGTAAAACAACATACCAATCAGAAGTATCTGTTAAATATGGATTTAAATGATATTGGAAAGTACCTTTAATATAATTACTTTCTGAAGTGTTATTTGTATTATCTATTTTAATATATTCAGAATTAGCCGCTCTTTGGAAAACTTCATTAGCTTCATTAGGTCCTATAATATGTAAGTCTGTAAATTTAACTTCATCAGGAGATAAAATAGGTCTTTTTGCAGTTGGATCAACAAAGTCCAAAAATCTTCGTTGAGCAGCAGCTAAATCGTGAATAATACCGGCTACAGTTAAACCAGAACCTACAATAATATTACCACCTGCAGAACCAAATCGAGGATTACCATCTCCGTCAACTGTAGAAAATAGACCAACACCATCATAAGCTAATGCTAAATCAGGATTTAATACTGCTACATTGTTAAAATATTCAGAAATTAACACATCAGGAAGCTGACCATATCTATTGACAGCCATTTGCACATGCTGTCTCAAATCTTTAATTTGATCATCAGCTTCATCCCATAAAGACCAATCAATAGTTAATTCGTAAGGTACAATATTAAGTTGAATCACTCTGTCTTGAAAAGTTTTATGGTTTCTTGGAGTTCCGTAATTCCATAATCTAGGGAATGGTAAGGCTTCTTTAAATGGATATGAAGCATTTCTAATAGATGTAAAAGGTAATACCCTCATTAATAACTCTTGTTGTTTTCTAAATGTAGGTATACTTTGCTTCCAAAAATCCATTAAATCCCGTAATACACCGGCTTTCAATGACTGTTGAACATTTACTAATGGCATTTTTTAAACCTTTCTAAAATATAGCACACCATTTGATGGCGTGCTATTTATTTGTTTTAAATTAAAATTATGCACCTAATACAGGCTCTACTATCATAAAAATTTCAACTGCTCCGTGAGAGTCAGCAGTAAAACCAGTTCCACCAGCTATTAATTCTAATTGTAACTCGTCTCCAATATGAACTTCGTTATCTGCAGTAATTGCTGTAGCATTAATTACTGTACCCATATCACCCTCAGCATCAAAAGAGGCAAAACCAAGAGTTAAAACTCCACCAGTAACATTTGTTCCAGCAATTTCTAAATTCATAGTTTGCGCACCTGCAATAATAGCATTATCATAACCTTTAGGTATAGCGTGCAAAGATATAATTTTGTAATGTTCTGTAGCTGTTTCAGTATGTAAATTTATAGCATTAGCACCTTGTAAAATGTTAGTAATAAATGTACCTAATGATTTTCGATATTGGCCTGATTTACCAAAACCAGTCCCAGATAATACGCTATCTACTAAAGATAACAAATATACATTGCAATATGTGCCAGTTACATGTTCAGTTATAACACCAATAGGAACTGCAGAGGCTGGCTTGGTTATTGTCATTGTTTGCCCATCTGTAGCATAAACATATTTACCTATATCAGTAATTCCAGTAACTCCGGTAACTGTTACATTAGATAACACTACACCACTCAAAGTTACTACTTTAGAAGTACCATCACCGGTTAATTTTTCATTTAAACCATTAGCTTGGCCTAAAACTACACCCATAGGTATCAAATTTTCAGCATCATCAGCAAACTCTACTTTACCGGTTGTAATATCTATCATAGCAAGACCTTGAGTAACTAAAGGTTCAGCTGTTTTGATTAAATTAATTAATCTATTAGGATAAAAATTGTAACTATTAAACTCTTTGACATGGACAGTTGGATCGGCCATTTTTTCCCCTTTTACATTGTTAAGGTTTTTAAATAATTAGGTTGAATTTTTTCCATACTTACAACATGATCAACAAAATCTTCAGGTTTAGACCAACCATAAGATTGAAATAGTTGACGATATTTTTCATTAGGATGATTCATTGTTTCGCTCCAGCTTTCTAATGCTTCCTTTGCAGTTCTTCGTATTGTTTGAGGTTCATCACTATATTTGCTTAATAATGATGAATTATTAAGACCATCTTTTTTACTAGCACTTAAAATTTTCTTTGCTGGATGCTCTTGAAAATTACCATCAAATGTTTGTTCTTTATCAAGTAAATTTAAATAATTTTCCTTTTGCTCTGTAGCAATCATTTTTAAAATATTTTTATGATATTCTCTTACATTATTTTCAGAAAACATTGAATTTAATTTATTTTCTATAGTTAAATCCAATACTTTATTTTTTAAATTAGTTACCTCATCTTGCATTAATAAATTATCTTTTTTTTGCTCATCTTGCATTGAAATTGATCCTGGTTTTGTTCCAATTTGCATTGTTTTCCCTTCCTGTGTAGGTTGTTTATTTAAATCCTCTTTTATTTCCATCATTAACAATTTTTCAACTAATTTAGTTAATTTATCAATTTTAATATCTAAACCACTTGTTGGGTCAATTCTAGGCAACATATCTGGTTTTTTTTCTTCTGCTAGATTTTCTTCGTCTCCGTTTTCATCCTCTTTTTTTTCAAATTTTTCATTTTCTTTTACTGGTCCGTCTTTTTCTCGAGGTGTTTGGTCTTCTTTTTCTGGTTTAGCTGGAAATTTTCCAACTCCTTCCTTTTCTTTTACTGCAGTCTTTTCAGTTACCTCTTTTTCGTCTTGTTTTTTAAATTTGTCCATATAAATTTGCTCCATCATACAAAAGTAACTTAAATCTTTTTCAGAATAGTTAGAAACATTCAAAATTGGAAAAGAAAAATATGGTGGTTGACTCTCTAATAATGCTAATCCTCTTATTTCTTTTGTATCCTTCTTTATTTCTACAGAACGATAAGGATATTTCAAGTTTTTTATATCTTCAAAAACATCTCTATTTATTTTAACAAAATCTGCGTAAATTACTTCATCCTCATAAACTAAATTATCTAAAAAACCTACACCTAACCGGTTCTCTGTAGAATTTGGATCGTGATGACCTATAAATATTCGAGGATACCAGTCATTTTTAACACCTTTATTGAAATTTTTAACAATTTCTCTTAAATTAGTAATATTAAAAGTACCTCTCTCTTCATCCTCTGTTGTTTTAAATATAGGTACTTTTAATATTGAATAAGTTTTACCATCAAATGTTGTTTGATATTTGGTTTTTAGTTCCATCTTTTTTATAAATCCTTATATTTTTTCTTTAATTTTTAACCTTACATCAAGTAAATCTTCTTTTGGTATACCTAATAATCTAAAATTAAGCCAATTTCTTTTTATTAAATCTTGTAAATAATCTCTATTTAAAGTCTCTTGTAAAATAGTCCTATAATATCTAACAATATAAAAGCTCTCTCTTTCGTGTATCTTTCCTAACGCATATGATCCGCCAGTATCTTCACCTTCTCCTAGAGTTAATTGAGTAGCAAAGAAAACATTTCTTATTTGTTTATCTAAATATATCATAAAATCTTTAATAACATTATTCCCTACTGTTCCTTGCTCTTTAAATTCAATTTCATCTCCTGTTTTATCAATAACTACTAAATGCCTAGCTAAATTCTTTTGAAATACCTCTATAATATCTTGCTTTCTTGATTCAGCATCTTTAAACCCTTCACCAGCTTGTGCATTTAAAGCACCTTTCATCATATTAGTTTTAACTATAGTATAAGGTTTTGACCAAGATTCGCATAAATCACACCAATATTGATAAATAGTAGCTTTTGTATATACATATTGATAAAGTCTATCACCTAAACCAAGAAAATAAGGAAATAATTCTTCATATTCGTGTATATGCCATAAATAATCTTGTATAGCATAAGGAGCGTTTTCATTAACATCTCTATCTTCTATTATAATATATTTATCGTGTATAGGACTCCAAATAGTCCAGTAAATATCTGTTTTGTCTTCTGTCGATCGCTCTATTCTTAATCTTCTTCTATCTACTTCATTTAATTGTGTTACTACATCCCACTCTAATTGTGGGTATCTTAAATAATTTATTTTTTCATAATTCTTTTGTTGTATTCCTAAACCATAAAGTAGACTTTTTTCAATTAAACTTTTTACTGCTAAATCGTAATTTTTATTTTTATTTAATAAATATAATAGTATATCGTGCAATATACTATTTTCAGTAATAATATCAACCCCTTCACCGGCTACTAATATTGCCATTAAGTTTGAGCATCTTTTTACTTCAATATCACCTTCAATTAATTCATACATATTACTACGAGATGCTTCATCTGCATATGAATTTGGGATATATCCAATATAATAGCCAGTCCTAGCTTTTAAGTCGCTTATATATTTATCATAAAACTGCATTCTTGCCGGTATACTTGACATTTTTTTAAACTCCGTATATGTTTTGCCCCAAATTTAAACCTAACATACAAATAGGGTGGGCTATTGCATTAATAACATTAATATATTTTGTTTTAGGTATTTCTTGCTCTGGTCTTTCTTTTTCTTCGTCCTTATTTTCTTCCCATTTTACTTTTTCTAAACTGTCTATTGTTTGCACACAATCTTTGTATATTCTTAATTTTGATGAATTATTATATATTTTAAAGTTATTTTGTATTGCTTGAATTCTTCTAACTTGAGCCATACTTTTACCACATTTTTTTTCTTCTTCATTAATACTTACACCAATACCGAATTCGTTAAATGTCTCAGTTACTGTATAATCCCAGAAATTCCCAACATAACCTACTAAATTATATTTTGATACTTTTTCAGATATTGCTTTTACACAATCTACAAAAGAGGTTTCTTTTGCATTATATTCATCTGTTATATATAATTCTTTAGTATCTGGGTTTATATGTATAATTACAGCGTGAGTTGGATTTTTATATCCTCTTTCTATTCCTACAATACAAGCCCAATTTTTATAATCTTCAGGTAATTCTTGTAATATATTTTCTGGCTTTAATGTAAAAATAAAACCTCGTCTTGAAACAAATTCACCCTCATACTGCTCTTTAAATACTTTCTCATCTATTTCTTTTCTTGCAATTTCATACTCTTTTTTATCAAAATAAGGGTTGTCTATGGTTTTATATTTGAAACTTTTCCAATCATTATCACCTCTTAAACCTACATTATATAATTCGAAGAATAAACCACCATCACTATTAGGTGTGGAAATAGCTAATAATTTACCTTTTCTACTACCTAATCTTGCTCGTAGCATTCTTTCCCATATTTTTTTACTAATTTGTGAGGCCTCTGACAAAATTAGTAAATCTAATTCCTCACCTAATAATGTTTGTGGTTTTTCTGTTGATTTTGTTTCAATAAAACTACCCCAATTTGAATAAATTGATCGAGACCCTTTTATACTATTACTTACCTCACAACTCTTTAAAATATTAATACCACCAAATGTCATATTTGACATTAATTCAATTACCCAGTTAAATTCTCGTTCTGCTAGTTCGTATTGTGTTCCACATATCCAAATATGTTTATTAGGTTCTAAAAATGTAATAATAGCCTCCGCTCCTGATAACATTGATTTACCAAATCTAGCACCGGCGGCTACTATTTTAAATCTACTATTATCTTTATGTACTTCCCATTGTTTTTCGCTAGGTACATACTTCATCATTTTAAATATTTTTAATTTAGTTTGATCATTCATTTTTAGTAACTTCTTCCCATAATTGCTTATATTCTTGAGGTAATATTTGATCTTTTTTATCTCTATAGGATGGGTGCTTTGCTTTTAAGAAGTCTAATGCTAATCTTACCCAAGCAGTGTTATCTCTCTCATTAGCAAGGCCTTTTGTTAAATTTACAACTGCCTCTTTTTCTAGTGCATTTAAATCTTCTTGCGTTAATTGTGCATCTTTTTTTATAATTTCTTCTTTTATTTCTTCTTTTTTAGCCGGTTTTTTAACAACCGGCTTTTTTAA